AGCACTATCACCAAGATTAATTGTACCACCGTTAAATGTAGATGTACCTGTAACTGTTAAGTCACCACCAACTGATAAATCATTTGCAGCTGTTACGTTTGCACCACTCATTGTTAATGCTGTTGTAGTACCTGATTTGATTATTAAGTTACCAGATGTATTTGTTAATGACCCATAAGTTGTACCTGCGTCTTTTAAGAATACATCACCACCATCAGCGTCTAATACGATATCTGTGGTTGCGTCTAATGTAATTGTAGAACCACTATCTATTTCAGCAATAACAGGTGTCGTTAATGTTTTATTTGTAAGTGTTTGTGTTGAAGCAATACCTGCTAATGTATCACTAGCAGTAGCGGGTAATGTTAAACTAATATCAGCACTTGGATTACCTGGTACTAAAGTAGTTTCAAAACTATCAGCACTTGAACCTTCAAATACTAAACTACCTGCAATAGTACCACCAAAGGTTACTGTATCTGTAGCAGCGTCACCTAAAGTAATATTACTATCACCCTCAGTTGTACCTGTAACTGTTAAGTTACCTGCAATGGTAACATTTGCACCTGACATTGAAATAGCAGTAGTAGCACTACCACTTGATTTAATGACAAGTTGTCCTGATGAGTTACTAAATCTACCAAATTCAGTACCGTCATCTTTTAAAATAATATCTGCGCCACCAGCGTCTAATGTAATGTCTGTAGCTGCGTCTAATGTGATTGCGTTAGCAGAAAAACCGTCACCGTATTCTAAACCGTTTGCACCTGCATTTACTCTTAATACCTGACCGGCAGTTCCTACAGCGGCTAAACCTGTACCACCGTGTACGAAACCTACTGTTTCTCCTGATTGATATTCTGCTAGTCCAGTAGCGTTTCCACTACTGTCGAAGACCGTCCTTATTGGTACTTTATCTGCCATAATACTATTTATATCCTTTTAGTGTTAAAATGAAAATAATGCTCTCTCTTGTGTTGTTATTGATGTACCATCTGCCTTAGTAAATCCTTCAAATACAAAGTCTGAACGACCAGACGCTTTAAAGTTCAAAGTGGCTGCAGCTGAAGCTAAACCACCAGTTTTTGTAAATAGTGGCACACCTCTTGTTACAATACCTGTAATAGGGTCAGCGTCTGGAATCGCTCTATCACCTACCTTACTATTCGCCGGTAATACTACTGTTGTTCCAGTAGAGGATAATTGTGCGTTACCTAAGAAGATTGTACTTCCTGATACATGCAATGCTGCCCATTTTAAAGAAGCAGAACCTAAACTATGAGTATCATTAGCACTAGGTACAAAATCTGACGCCACTCTAGCGTTAAATGTTACTGTATCACCAGTTGCATTACCAACTACAGTATTACCTGAAGATGTTAAATTTGTAAATGAACCTGCTTGACCACCACCAGTAATATCGCTTGTTAACGCAACTGTACCTGTTGAGTTAGGGAAAGTTATTGTTCTATCTGCTGTAGGGTCTGTAACTGCAAGTGTTGTCTCAAAACTATCTGCTGTACTACCTTCAAATACAATGCTACCACCAACGTTTACATTAGCACTTGTTGTTAATGCTGTTACTGATGGAGAAGCGTCTAAGGCAATCGCTATATTGTTATTAGAAACCGTTGTTGTAATGTTTGCACCACCCTCATAATTAAGTGTGTCTGTCGCCAAAGAAACAGCGTCATTTGAACCACTATCAGCGGCTACAGTTAATGTTGTTACAATTGTTGCTGTTGATAAGGCAGTAACAAGACCTTTTGCGTTAACTGTTACTACTGGTATTGCTGTTGTACTACCAAACTGACCTACGTTACTATTGACTGTTGTTAATGTTAATGCACCAGATGTTGCCATTGTAGCGTCACCAGATACATCAGCAGTTACAACTAAAGTACCTGTAGAGTTAGGTAAACTAATTGTTCTATCTGCTGTTGGGTCTGTAACTGCTAAAGTTGTTTCAAAACTATTATTTGTTGAACCTTCAAAAACAAGAGGACTTGCACCTGAAAGAACTAGTCCTGTTAAGTCTGCCGTTCCAGTAAATGCACCACTTAATGTTCCTGCATTGATTGTTGGACTTGTTAAAGTTTTGTTTGTTAATGTGTCTGTAGTGTTTCTTGCAACTATAGTATCAGTAGCACTTGACGGTAATGTAAGAGTAATATCTCCACTAGGATTACCTGGTGTTAAAGTTGTTTCAAAACTGTCTGCTGTACTACCCTCAAAGACTAAACTACCTTGAATAGTACCACCAAAAGTAATAGTATCTGTAGCAGCGTCACCAATTGTTATATTGCCATCATTTTCTGTTGCACCAGTTACTACTAAATTACCTGCAATTGTAACATTGGCACCTGACATTGAGATTGCCGTTGTAGAACTTGAACCTGATTTAATTACTAACTCACCTGAACTATTAGTAAATCTACCAAACTCAGTACCGTCATCTTTTAAAATTATATCTTGTTCACCTGCGTCTAATATAATATCAGTAGCAGCGTCTAAAGTTATAGAAGCATTGGAATCTATTTCTGCAATTACAGGAGTTGTTAAAGTTTTATTTGTTAATGTATCAGTAGTTGCTTTACCTATTAATGTGTCTGTTGCATTTGGTAATGATACTGTTCTATCTGCTGTAGGGTCAACTGTAGTTAATGTTGTTTCAAAACTATCTGCTGTTGCACCTTCAAAGACTAAAGCATTCTGAACATTTATAGATGAACTGTCAACTGTAGTTGTAGTACCTTGAACTGTTAAGTTACCTGCAACTGTAGTATTACCTGCCATAGTTACATTAGCACCACTAAATGTCATAGCAGTTGTAGTACCAGATTTAATTATTAAGTTACCTGAACTATTTGTTAACGCACCAAAAGCAGCTGTATCATCTTTTAAAAATATATCTCCGCCACCTGCGTCTAAAGTAATATCTTGTACTGCGTCTAATTCTATACCACCAGTACCGTCTATATGTGCTATAACTGGATTTGTAAACTGTTTGTTTGATAAAGTTTCTGAACCTGTAAGTGTAACGAAACTATCACTTTGTAATGCACTATTAAATTCTGCAACTGAACCTGTTATAGTATTGTTTGCTAAATCTATTGATTTGTTTGTAAGTGTATCAGTAGTTGCTTTACCTACAAGTGTATCACTAGCGCTTGATGGTAATGTAAGTGTAATATCAGCAGTTGGATTACCTGGTGTTAATGTAGTTTCAAAACTATCACTTGTACTACCTTCAAATACTAAACTGCCAGTAATTGTACCATTGAAAGCAATTGTATCTGTAGCTGCGTCACCAAGATTAATTGTACCACCATTGAATGTAGATGTACCTGTAACTGTTAAGTTACCTGCTAACGTGGCACTTGAACCACTAAATGTTAATGCTGTTGTAGAACTTGAACTTGATTTAATTACTAATTCACCAGATGAGTTTGTAAATCTACCAAACTCAGTACCACCGTCTTTTAAAATTATATCTGCACCATCAGCGTCTAATGTAATATCAGCATCAGCGTCTAGTACAATACCACCACTTGATAAGGAATCTATTTCAGCAATCTTTGGTTGTGTTATAGTTTTATTTGTAAATGTTTCTGTATTTGCTAAAGTAGCAAAGTCAGCACTTTGTAATGCACTATTAAATTCTGTTATTGTACCTGTTAAGGAGTTGGCGTCTAAATCTATTGTCTTGTTAGTAAGTGTTGCTGTGCCATCTAAAATAAAATTTCTAATACTTTCACCAGAGTGAATACTTTTAGCAGTTGCCGTTACGGCAGGAAATGTATCATCATCAATTGGCGCACCTGATACGAATTGACCTGAGGCAGTTGCATATTGTAAAATAGCACCGTCAGGTAATGATGAAGCAGTAACGTTTGTTAAATCACCTATAGCAGTAACAGATGTAACAGCACCGCCACCTGCGGGAACTGTAACAGAAACTTTTTGAGGACCTGCGCTATTGGTTGATGTTATCTTTGCTTTAATTGCCATAATACCCCTTTATGACATAATATATTAACGTGTGACATTTGGACTCACCGTTACGGTTCCTTGCAATACTCTTGTTACCACACTATCGCTTGATGTTACTTCAATATCATACACATATCTTCCTTCTTCAACGGCAGCCGTTTGAGTAGAAGTTAGAGAAAGTGTTATTTGTCCTTCTGACCTATCAGCAGAAAACGATATTGTAAATGTAGCTGACGCTGAACTTGATGAGTATGACTTTCGTATTTGACCTGCAGCTGTGTATCCAGTTAGGTTAAATACTGTGTCATCATCATTGAAAAGCGTTATTGTACTTGAAAAGTTTGCACCTTGTTCAATTAGTAGATTAGTAATAGCTGCCATAATTTCTCCTTATGGGACTATTTATAATTACTTATCTTTCTTTTCAGTTTCTTTTTTTGGTCTTTGGTCTTCAGGTAACACCTCAGTTGGAATAACTTTAGTATAGTATGCCAATAGGACATCTATCTTTTCTATTTCAACTTGATGTTGGATTTTTTGTGCTCTAAGATTGTTATATTGTTCAGCATGTATCTTACCTTTTACTGTAAGGTGTTCCATATCTAAATTAATATCTTTAGGTTGTTCTTTTGCTTTCTCAGCCATGATTTATTCTCCGTTAGTTATTATTTAATTTTCGCTTGCAATTCTTTAATCGCTTGCAATAGTAAAGCAGTTAATCTGTCATACTTGATTGCTTTAATACCGTCTTGTCTAGTACCTACAATCTCAGGTAAAACTGCCTCAACTTCTTGTGCAATTAAACCTACATCACGTTTTCTCATAAAGTATCCGTCTTCGCCGCCTTTACTTTCTATATAGTCATCTTTCCAATCAAAGAAAACTCCTCTTATTTTATCTACCATATCTAAGGCAGATGGTATTTCTATAATATTTTCCTTCAATGATACGTCTGAACTATAAAAGGCAGTTATATCATTTGTTGCTCTCAACTCTCCAGCAGTACCAGAGGCAGCAGTATTCAGTCCTAAACTATCTAGTTGAACATCATTACCATCAGTTGTATTAGAAACAACAACTGTACCTGCTTGAGTTGGTAATGTAATATCAATATCACCTGTTGAAGCAGGACCTAAAAGTGTTACAGCGTTTGAACCGTTATCACTATCCTCAAAGAACTTAACAAAACCGGCACCAGTAGCACCATTTTTTGTTTCTAGTCCAGTAGAAGCAGTAATTGTTGTTGCACTTAATGTACCTGCACCTGCAACGTTAGCACCACTAAATGTTAATGCTGTTGTAGTACCTGATTTAACAATTAAGTTACCAGAGTTATTAGTTGCACTACCAAAAGTTGTTCCATCATCTTTAAAGAACACATCACCGCCATCAGCGTCTAATACAATATCAGTTGTAGCGTTAAGTGTTATAGTTGAACCTGAAGTAGCTTCAACGATTACTGGAGTTGTAAGTGTTTTGTTCGT